AGTGCCATATTTTAGAACGGCTGTCCCGGTTGCTCCCGCTGTGGTGGCAAGTTGTGGAGCCGTCAGCGCACCGCTGAATGTAGCTGCTCCTCCTGCGGCTATAGTAAACTTGTCTCCTACGCCATTTTCGTGGATCGCAAAGCTTCCATTGGTGTAGGCTTTAAAGAACCATTCTGGAGTGCCGCTACGGTATAGACCGAGGATGTAGTCGCCAGTTTCGTTAACGACTAAACCGCAAGTGGAAATCGGAGCCATACCAACACCAAGGTTTGCCGAGAATTGCGAGTCAGAGGTAAACGTAGCACTAGTACCCGTCAGCGCACCTGTCAGCGTTCCCCCCGTCAGAGGGAGGTAGTCTATAGATGCAGATGGATTGAGAAGGACGTTGCCGGAGCCGTTGCCGACCCACAGTTTCTCGTCGGTTATGTTTACGCCTAGCTCACCGGCGGCAAGTGTTGGGGTGTTGCCAGTAGTGGAACTCCGCTTAATCTGGATTGTGTTTGCCATTTAGAATGAACCGCCGTCGATTGTTCCAATAATGGTCAGGAGGTTTGCCCCGGTTAATTCTTCTACCCCACCCGCTGTGGCTGTGATCCTACCAAGAACTCTGCTTGTCGCCATATTGGCCATGTGAGTGCGAGTAACCTTGCCGTTGCCTATCGTTAATGTGGTAGCCCCCGAAACATCCCCTGAGTGGTTTGCGTTATGGTTTATGTCTGAAGTCTTACCATTGTTGACCTCATGCTCATCGAACATGGCATCAGTCATCACACCCCAAGCACTTGTTGAAGCAGCCGTGAGTACCGCATCGGTTCCGTCACTAGATACAACCTTAATCCCGTCCCCATCCGCTGATACACTCAGGTTAGTTGTGACATTATGGTTTATGTCCGAAGTTTTCAGGGTGTTAGCTGTAATTTCCGATGCTTGATCGCCTGTTAGGGCGGCAGCGGTACTTGCCGAGTCAGCATTCCCTGTAAGCGCACCCGTTACATCACCCGTTACATCACCCGTTAAATCACCAAAAAAAGTAGGCGCATCAAATCGTTTATTGGAAACCCACTTGTCATCGCCAGAAGAATATAAAATAGATTTAACATCAGATGACGTCCCGGTGGTGATAATGCCAGACCCACTAACGAGGGCATCGGTTGTGTTAGCAACCTTACCTAACTCAATCGTCTTATCTTCAATCGTGATGGTCGCTACATTAGCAGTTATGGTGTCGCCCGATACTGTCAGGTCGCCCGTTACAACAAGATCTTTTCCAATCGTAACATCGTCCGGCAAGCTGATCGTGAAGGCTTCCGCCGCCTCGACGACTGCTATCTCGTTAGTCGTCCCGGCTACTGTTTTGTTGATTCTCCTTGGGGCTATTACTACTGGGTTTGTGCCGGTTTGCTGCCCGATCCACAACTCACCGGCATTTACACCGCCGTTGCCGTTGTTCCACGCGAGTTCCCCATACGCTACATTCGAGGCGGACGGATTGCCCGTTCCCGTGTAAATATTTCGTTTTACTTGAATTACATTTGCCATGATATTTTAACCTGTTGCAAAACCTCCACCATCGAAGGATTTATTGTCGAAAATCTGATGTGTCGCATTGCCAAAACTCTCATTTGTCACTACCTCATCCCACTCGGCTCCGTTGTGCATATAGAAACGATTGCCAGAATAGCAAACCTCGCCTGAAACCCCAGAGGGCAGACTTGCTTCAGATTCAAGTTGAACACTTTGCAATGTCGCACCTGTTCCGAATTTCTGTTTAACATATATTTCTTTTGCCATTATCCTAAAATTAACTTGATGTCTGTTATTGACGGGATCGATCCAATCGATTGGGTGAATTTAACCGTCGTGCTATCCACTCCATTTACAACTTCCGCTTCAATCGGAACCACCGCAGAAGAAGTGACCTTGTAGACTTCCGCATTGGGAATGTAGCCCAGGTTATGTGCCACAGTAAACTCGGTGGCAGGGTTTGGCCCTGTGCCATCCAGGCCGGATACCAGGACTTCCGTTCTTGTGTTTGGATGGGTTTGCTCTGTACGGGTTTGTGTTCCAACTGTGGAGATAAGTTTCCGGCCCGCGACCTGGGCGCTGCCGGACACGATTTCATCGACCGACTTGCCTCCCAGTTTCCCCGCGTCCAGTAATCCGTCGGAGTCGCGCACCGGGATCGTGCCAGGGCCGCCAGAACCACTCACCTTGACAAAGGAAGTCCCGCCGTCGGTTGTGCCGACCTTCACCGAGTCTGCCTCGTATGTTTCGGTGGTTGTCGCCGGGGCCGTCGTCACGGTCAACGTGCCGTCAGTCGCCAGGGTTCCGTCGCCCGATATGGTCTTGGGCGCGTACTTGCCGTTGGCCTGGGCGATCATCACCTGGGCCGCCGATCCAGGGGCGAGCTTCGATGGCTTGATCTTGGCCTGGTTACTGATCTTGCCATCAGTAATCGAGAGCGGATCTATATCTGTGCGTCCTCTCATTTATGTTCCCCAATCCGTCACATTATGCAAATCTACAGGCACGCTGGTTGCGGGGTCTTTCTCCCCGCCCGTGACGTATATTCGATAGAGAATAAAATCCGGCGTTGTCATTGATTCAATGGTGTAGGTGGCTACTCCCTTTGAAGTATCGTAAGCATCGCTGTAGCCGGTGGTCAGCAGCGCGGCCACCCATTGATCGCCGGAACCTCCGGCTGAATTTCTCTGCCATACGACCGTTAAACCACTCAACCCGGTGGTTGGCGCTCTGATAAATACCTTCAAGACCACCCTGCCCGACGGTTCGGCCATGACGACGGCCTTGGCATTCTCCAACACCGGATCGTCATCTATCGTATAGATGAGAGCAATCCAGGCTGCGCGTCTTGCAAGCATTAGGCTTGAGTCACCGCATAGGCGGCGATCACGTCGGCGTCGTTCGGGCCAAACGCGGTGACGTTAAGCAGCGCCGTCATGTTGACCGCGATGCTTGGCGGGCCGTCTGTGCCGCCGAGTTCCGGCCACTTCCAGCCTGTCACCCATTGTTGTGATTCGCCTTCCACACCGTATTGTATCAAGTTGGTGTTTCCCTTTATCCGCACCGATACCGTCTTGACCGTGGTTCCGGCGGTCGGTGGGTTGCTGATGAAAAACTTGTAGTACAGGCCGTTTGAAAGATCGACCGTCTGGAACGGGCTGCCGTCCATGTCGATGGTCAGGCTTCGGTTATCACCTGTCGTCGTGACTTCGCTGATGGTGGACACGGCGTACTCGGTCGTTCCCACCTTGTTGACGGAACCCACCTTCGCCTTGATGAGCCGCAGATTCTCGTCGGCGTCCGTGTCATGCACCATCACCCAATCATCTGGAGCCGCGACATAGGTGGTGTCCTCGTACAAGCCGGAGATCAAGTTCTCCACATCCGTAGCGTGCTGCCTGGCGTTCTTGAGTTTCTTGGATGTGATGGTGGAGTCGCTGGGCGTCACCGAGGCCAGGGTGTTGCTGCTCACTTCAACCCGCGCATCCCCTTCCGGCTGGAGGCTGGTTATGGCCCCGGTGGAACTGACCACCAGGATCGGCGGCACACTATCGACCAAGGTTTGATTCTTGAGTTTGCTCAACTCAATGGCGGCGGTTGCGGAGAGGGAAGTGTTCGTGACCGAACCAGCCTCGATGTCCTGTCCTCCAACCGCGCCCGTGATCGCCACACTCGGCTTGGCCGCCTTCCTCAACTTCGCCAGCGTCACCGACTCGTCATTTGGAAAGCTCTCACTTGCTTCAACTGTTACTGATAATGGCATATTAAGTTTCCTTTCTTAAAAACTGGTTCCGTGGCAGCCCGTCCACCAGGACGCTCGCCAGGCGCGTACTACCCTCGCTGCTCTCGATCTTCACCTGGGTGTAGCGCCCCTCCTCGCGCAAGCGCAGCTTGTGACTGCTTTCCTGGTGAAAGTCTGGATTGATTGAAACTGTGGAGGTTGCGCCTACTCCATCCGTCCAGGAACCGCCAACTTGCTTGGAGAGCCAAAACTGGCCGGCGGCCGCATTCTCGTCTCCACTTAATGTGACGCTGTAGTCCTGGCGGTACGGCACGTTGAAATCGTCATTGACGTTGGTGGCCACATAGTCAGCCTGGTAGAACGGCTTGTCGTACTTGGTGCGGTCGGTTGAGACGGTGGAGATCACCGTCTTTTCCTCCACGCCATCGACCTGGGCCGACACGGTGAAGGTGGAGGCCAGCGTTTGCACGTTGATCCGTGCAACGTGCCACTTCTTGCGTTCCGGCGTGCCAAGGTTGTAGCCGCGAGTGGTCAACTCATCGGTGATGGCGACCATTGTGACCGCGCCGTCGGCGTCGGTTGTCTCGTCCTTGATGCCACCCAGGGCTTCGTCGTCGTAGAGATTGATTGTGCCGTCTGTGCTGACAAAGCAAAGGCGCTTGCGGCCCCAGACGGTCGGCTGCACCCATTCCTGGACGCTGATCCCGTCGTCGTACCCCGTCCAAAACTGGTTAAGGAAGTCAAAAATAAGCACGGCCGAATTTGTTGTGTTATTATCAAGAGCAACCGCAATATAGAAGCGGTTGTTGGCATAGGCGCTCACCGCCTTGTGGGCGTAATGCCAGTTGATGCGGTCGATCAACGGCTGGATCGGCTCCGAGATGGGCTGATCCACCCCCTGCATCGCGCCGCTCTCGGTGATGCCCAGGCTGCACACGCCGCGTTTCTCGGAGAGAAACCACACGTCCCGCCCCACACTCACGATGGACTTGGCCGCCGCGCACCCGTAGCCGCTGGTCATCTCGTCCAGCACCAGATCGGTCAGGTTGCCGTAGACGTTTCGCACCATGTAAACCGATGCCTGCTTGAAGCAGACAATCGTGGTGGAATCAAACTTGTGCAGCGCCACCAGGGAGTCGGCGCTGCCCTGGTTGATACGGAAGGAGGACAAGACCGGCAAATACCGGGTTATGTTGAGAAAATCCGAGGCCGAAACCAAATCCCGCGAATGAGGGATGAGCAGGCGGTTTTGAAAGTAGATCGCGTTGATCGCGTTGGGGATGACCTGTGTGCCGTCGCCCTGGTCGTTCTCATCAAACTCCTCCGTGTTGGCTTCCTGGGCGATCTCAACAAATCCTACGGCCAGGGATTTCATCAAATAAGGGGCTTTATCCGCGCCCCGAAACATCACCACCTGGTTGAACGCCTGGACGAACGTGACCACGCCGCCTGCGTCCACCAGGCCAGGGAGCTTATAGGCCAGGATACCTTCCCGCGCCGCGTAGATGCCGGTGCTGGTGGCCACCAGGATATATTCTTCTGTGTTCGGGTTGGAATAGAGGCCCGCACCGTAGACCGTGCTAAACTTGAACACGCGGCTGCCTTTGTCTAACCAGCCCGTGTTCACAGCGCCGGAGCTATTCAGCGGGGCCACCAACGTCCCGGCCGCATTGTCGTCTCGCTTGAAGTACGGCCCCTTCTCTGGATGGTTACTCAACGGCCCCAGCGCCCCCCATGTGTTGTTGGGGGCGGCGGCGGCCTCACACGTCACCTGCTCTGTGTACTGGGCGTTATTCAGACATCTTGGATCGGTCGTCTGCACCTGGGCCGGTTCCGACACCGTAACATTGTCGATTGTGCCGATGAAGGTATCGTTGGCCTGGAGTTTGATCTTGTTGAAATCGGTTCCCTTGGCCGTGATAACCCTGGTGAACTTGCCGATTTTACCCAGACGATGACTGCCTATAGTCTGATCGCTGGAGAGATTGCCCAGGAACGGAGTGACATCGCCGCTTGTCCAGGCGGTGATCTCGAAGCGAACAACATAATCATGCCCGGCGATGGTTCCGATTGAACTGGCAGAAGTCAGGTTTTCTACGGAATCAGTAGCGCCTTGGTTAGCCACGGAGGCGGCGTTATCTGACACACTCCAACGCGCCCCACTATCATCCCAGGCGCTTGCATCGGCAAAACCGACATCGGCGACGCCCGTGGCCACCCAACTGGCCGTGATCGCGCCGTCGGTTATTGTGGCCTTGCGTCCGCTGAATCGGACGATGGCATTTTCCGCGTAGACCTGATGAATGTAGTCGTCCTCGGCCTTGTTGCTCCAGGGAAGAAGAACCACGCCGGGCCGGGTGCGGGCGACGGCGTTGAGGAAGCGTTTATTGCGAGCGTTGGCTGCCAGCCCAGGCGGAATCTGTCCTGGATCGAGGCGCATATTGACCCCTCCAAAACCCTGATCGCCGTCTGTCACATAATCTGGCATTATCTTCGCTCCAACTCATACTCATATTCAGCCAGTTGCCGGAGGACGCTTCTTGTCCAATCGGGCGCTGCGTTTGCGGCGGCCTCGAACTGTGGATGCTCCATCAACTGATCCACCACGTTGTACTCTCTCGTCGTCGCGCACGCGGCGCAGAGCAACATCAACACGGCTATCAATACGAACCAACTTCGATTCGTACCGCTCCTTGGCCTTGGCCTCTCGCACTCCATCGGAAATCCTTATCAGCAGGCGCTCCAGAATGGGCAGCGCCCGTATCAAAGAAACAATGGCGCTGATAACCCCCACTTAACTGGCTGCGTCCTCGGTTTTTTTTATGCCGTGCCTCAAGAAGATCGCCAAAATAGATGTTACAGAAATCTGCAACATTTCTGCCAACGAAATCTCCTCAAGGAAAAAACTCGACAACGATCCCACAATGGCCAAAGCGGCTGCCCAAACGGTCTTTGATTTTAACATATTATTATTTATTTATAAGGAAGGGAGGGAGCTTCATCGCTCCCCCGCCTTCGCTGTTTCGGGCTTCTTGGCCCGGCTGTTGGCAGCGCTGACCGGCATAGCGATTTCCGGCGTCACCGAATCGGAGTTATCGGTTTGCTGTTCCAAATACGTCATCACCTTCTGGGCCTCTGCGAGACACCGCTCATGTACCTCTGCTGATACTCCAGCCTGACGTGCGATCTGGTACAAGTTTTGTACCGCCTGCTTGATTTCGTTTGCTTGTTCCATGACTAAAAATTATCGGTTGACCACGTTCATCTGCTTGGTCTGCTTCTCCTGGCGCGTCAGCTTGTCGAGCAACTCACGAAGCGCCTGGTCGCCCAGCGAATTTTGCACCCCACCCAACTGCTCGCGTTCATCGACCAGAAGTAAATCCGCCGCCGCGCCGTGTCCCAGGAAGGAACGGAAATCTCGCGGGATTTGAATCAACGTCCAGGGAGCGGCTGCGAAGGTTGGATAGTTTTCATCTGGATCAGTCGCATTGCCCGTGCTGTCTGCGCTTGCCTTGTAGAGATCAAAGTCCGCGCCGCTGGCCGGGTAACGCACCACGTCGGCAGTCTTGTAGACCCCACCGACGACCCAAGTGCTGTGCAGCAAGTTCGGCACTAGCTGGCGGTACTCGATATGGACAATGTTCGGGCCGTTGATGACCTGGACACCGTTCTCGCTCTGGTAGAAATTCTGCTGCTTGGCCCTGTTGTCGGTGCGCGGGTTGGTGTTCCAAACATCCAGGACATCGGTGATCGCGTTCTCACCGCTCTGCGCCCAGGCAACGTACTTGTCAAATTCAACCAACTGCCCCCAGTTGTTCCCCAGGGTGGCCCCGGCGGTGTGGGCGGTGTGGCACGCATAATATAATCCGTCCGGCGGATACTCCACCGTGTCGCCCACAATGTAGGCGGTTCCCGTCACCCAATCGGAGGGCGAATAGGTCTGCTTGGCCTCGGCCCAGTAGGCCGTGGCGGTGGGCGCGTTGCCGGTGGTTGCCCGCAATGCCTGGTAATACTTTTCCTCGGTCGGATAGTAGACTTCCGCCCCGGCCTCGTAGGTGGTGGCGGCGGCGTAGAGCGCCCGGTAATAGCGTTTCTCCACACGCACCAGGTCTGGCCAGGGATAAAACTCCCAGATCAACTTGAGCCGTGTGTCCAGGTAAACGCTGATCGCCTCGGCGTCGTCGTTGTTTAGCTCGCTATAAACCCGTTGCGAGTAGGAAACCACATGGCGCAAAAGATCGCTGTATTTGATTACCTCCACGGCGTCACCTCTGGATTGTCCTTTAGATATTTTTTCACGTTGGCGTCGTCGTCCCAGAAATGGGGATCAACCTCCTGCCACCGCATATAGGTGCGGGCATCGATGACGCCCTCCAGCCTTAACTCGGCCTTCTTGTTGTGCTGATAATTCTTGTAACGACTGAATACACCCTGGGCGCGTCGTCGGTAGCGATGCTTCTCGGCATCGACATATCTCTTGAACATCCCAGTACCACTAAACGCTGGTTTGGCGGGGCCACAACCCGCCCCGCGCCCCCCGAACTTGGGGATTAGTATCTGCCCGGCCACTATGATTGGTCGAAACCTAGATCACTCGTAGAAATGACCTTCATAAAGATCGAGATCTTTCCTGTGTTGGCTTGAGTATTAAGGTCAGGAGCCATCATGCCATCCACAATGAACTTACATTGATAGATATTACTATCCGTAATGCCTACTGACGTTGTGACGTGTTCGGAGCCGTACAATGTACCACCCGCTAAGCCCGTTCCGGCTGGGCCACCGCCGCCCACCACGGACACGACGATGTGATAGTCAGTATCAGAGGGTACGCCAACCTCTACGGAGACGTTCTCCGTCGGCCCCCCTATCCTTTCATCGACCCGCACAATAACCACGTTATCAACCGCAGTAGACTCGGTTATTGTAAGCAGATCGAACGTCTGGCTTGTGTCAGCATCCGTCAGTTCCTTACCCTCAATCACAAACTGATGGGTAAAGTCCAGCCCGGCCCTCTCTTGATTAGTTAATCGATAAACTCTCATAATCGTATTATCCTTTTCTTATGCGCCGGTTCCTTTGATGTTATCGATAGCCCCTAAACCCTTCGGGTTTTTGCACATCAAGCTATAGATAGTTTTGGCGTAGCCGCGAGGCCCGCCACCTTCGTCGTCCAGAGTGACCGCGTGCAACGGCTCCATGTATTGAAGCTGCAACAAGGACAGGTCGAGAATCAACCCGGCCTCGGTATTGAACGTGCTTGTTCCCCTGCGATCCAGGAACACCGACGGGATGATATTGACCCGACCAAACGAGGAGTTGAATATTTTCACCTCCAGGTTGATGGTCTTTTTGGTTATATCATCATTCAGCGTATAACGCTGGGTGTTTGTAGTACCCTCGATCCGCGTGAAGTTGTCGATCACCTCGACCGCTTCAGGCCCGAACACACCCAAGTAGGTTTTCTTGGCCGAATGAGTCTCAAACAACGACTGCAACACACCGTTAAGTTGTGTTTCAGTCATGTCCGGCGAACCTGTCCCGGCCGCGTCTATATCCTGCTCCGCTGGCGTTAGGTATTCCGTCGGAACATTGTCTGGAATCGTGCGATTTTCCAACACCTCGTTACCGAGTTCCGTCCGCCCGCTGGATGTCCACTTGAACAGTCCACGGGTTTTCCAGGCGTCAGTAGCGTTGCCGGTCTGGCGTTCCTCGTTCGAGCAGATCACACTCTCAATGTCGCGCTTCATTTCACGAAGCGTTTTCATTTTAGCGTAATCCAATTCATTGGACACCGCTGCGGTATCCACCAACATTTGAACATCCGTCACGCCAAAATCGCGTGTGGCAATCTGGATATTGTTGCCAAAACGCTGACGCTTGGTTGCTTTGTTAGAAAACGAGTTTATGTCCCTGCCTTCGGGTTGCCCCTGTATGCTTGGAACGGCCAACTCATCTGCCAGAACCTCGGTGTAAGTACCCCTTGGCCCTGGCCCTTTACTCATCGCTGAAACCACAGGTGTCTGTTCCGGCTCCAGGATTGTCAGGATGTCCCTTAAATCCTCGCGGTTGCCACCAGTAGTCCCAGGACTAGCATAACTATTTGCTGCTGCCATATCGTTATATCTTTCCTGTTATGCCGCACTTGCGGTGCGACGGGCTTTGAGCAGTTCCATTACCGCATCGGCGCTACCGCCGGAATCGTCCACCCACTTTTCCGCATCAACCACGCTGGCGCTGGCTCGGCTGCTGGCAGCCGCCAGAGGCGGTGCGCTGGCCGGGCTGGCCACCCTGGTCGGCTCGGTGGGTTTCGCTACCTTCTTGGCCTTTGGTTTAGGTGCAGAAGCATTCAACGCCCCGTTGTAAGCCTGTAATCCCATGTGAAACACGCCCACCAACTGCTTAAAGTTGGGGAACCGCTTCAATTCCGGCATCTCCCGCAGAATATCCTGATATTCCCCGTAGACAGCGCTGGAGGACTTGCCCCAATCAGGAAAATGCTGACCGGCCAACGAATCCATTTGTGAATTGTTTTCCAGCCACTTCTCCCGTGAGGGGATGTGTTCCTCCAGCATATCGTCAGAGTATTTCAAGATGTTCTCTACTTGCTGCGAGTCGTAGTCCTGAGTCGATCCGTCAGGGAAATCAAATTCTCCCCCCTCTGGATTCCGAGTGGCCCAGCGCCGCCAATCACGGCATTGCTTGGCCTTCTCTTTTAAGTCCCGCTTGCTCATCACGTCCGCCAGCGGATCGCTGGCCATGAGCCGATCGGTTCCCGACTTGTCCAACTGCTCTTGCAGCTTGCGGTTTTCAGCCTGGGACTCGCCCAGCCGTTCCTCGACATCCTGCCGAGATTCCTCGGCGCGTTTGCGTTGGGCGGTGAGTTTGCCTATCCGTTTGTTGACTGACCCCTGCGTCCTCTCATCCAGCCCGGCGGATTCCTCGGCTTCATCAGCGTCTTGCGCTTCAGCTTCATCGGTTTCCTCCTCGGCGGGTTGATCCTCTGGCCCTTCCGGTGACTCAACCTCTGGGGTCGATTCCGTTTTGGGTTCTTCCGTTGCGCCCGCGTCGGTCTGCTCTTGTGTTACCTCGGCGGGTTCATCTTGCTGGGCTTTCTCTCGTTTCTCTTGCAACAATTCCCCAAGCCCCTCAAAGGAGATGTTGTCCGCGTCACTTGTGGCCGACGCTTGGCCTACTGGTAGTTCTGCAACTTCACTCATGCTTTTATCCTCGCAAGTCGGTTAGCAGCGTTTGCTTTGGGCGCACACACAGAAAAGCCCGTGTCAATCCGAGGACTAACACGGGCTTTGCGATTGTCGATAGGGTGATGTACCTTAAGTACCCTTAAGTACCCTTAAGTACCCAAATTAGGTAACGTCATCTCTGCTTTCTCCTCCTCTCAAGATGTGTTCCAGGTGGTTTTCCAGGCTCAAAAGGGCGCTGATGCTGCCCAGGTTGTGCGCGACCAGCCCCGGCTGATCGGCCATAGTCGGGTTGGAGGTGTAGACGATCTGCTCATCCCTCAAGTCACTAACGAGCGCCAGCACCGCGTTAAAGCGCGGATCACCCATGAGCGTGCGTAAGTCCTCGTCCCTGGCAACTCTGTCCACCTTGTATTCGTTGATACTCATAATTTCTTGTTGTTTAGTTTTTCCATTCCTGTCCGAAATTCGAGCCAGTTTTCCAAAACCTTTAACTGGCCATTGGCCGCCGCCGACACCTGGCAGCGCTCACAACTCATCAACCACAGGGAACCGCGTGGTCGCACCTCAACCACTCCCTTGCAGAACGGGCAGCGGTCAGTCAGGAATTTTTTCTTCTCCTTTGACATTTAGAAATTTCTTCACGCTCTCGCGTGTGTAATAGCGCCTGCCCGTTTGATTCATGCGAACAACAGCCAGTTGCCCCGAATCCACCATCTCGGAGATTGACCGTTTGTTAATCCCGGTCAGGCGCTCTACGTCGCCGAGCTTCAACAACAATGGAAGTTCATCAAATATCATTTAATTTGTCCAGGTGTTCCCTTATTTCTTTTAGCTGCTTATCAACCGATTGTGAGATCCGATCCATCTCCAAGTTCAAGTCAACAGAGTCCGACCACATACTCCGCCAGAATTTGCATTGATCCCGCAAGGCATCGATCAACTCGTCCTTGGTCTGCATCCGAATCAAAACTGGTTTGCCGTTGTTACTCACCCTCCTAGTTCCTCGATTGTTTGTCTAAGCCCCTTGTTAATATCACACTCCTCCTCCCAGGCTATCTTATACACAACCTGGTGGTCGTGGGTTGTTAAATACTCGATCCTGCTCGCCTGCGAGCGAACCTTCGCCTTCAACGTCAAGATTCGATCCTCCAGGGAATGTGACAGCCCGATTTTATTCTCCAGCAACTCGTTCCTACATTCCCGTGCCATCACTTTGCGGACGAGTTCATCATAATCACCTTGAAGATCACTCAACTTCATCTTGACCTGCCGCGTAGCCTCCCTCGCCCGATCCAGCGCCCCCCAGTTTCGATCCACCTTTGAAAGCTCATTGCGGGCCTCGCGGCGCTGCGTCGTCCTCTTTTTCAGTTCCTCCCTTAACTGTTCCCTTTCCGCAGCCCACTTCTCTTTTTCCTCCACCATCTCTCGATACTTCCTTTCCCAATGCCGTGCGTCCCGGTTCTTTTTATCCTCCCACCGGCCGCCTTCTCGTTTTTCTGGAACTACAACGCCTCGCCGGGCGGTGCTGGCAGCACCTCTCAAACCGTTGACGATGTGGTCGTTCACCTTTTCCATTTCATACGCCTTGCCGTCGCCCGCCAACGCCACCCCCATGTGCATGGCGGCACATTCAAAACAAAAGTTTCCATCGAGCAAATCCTGGCCCTCTCTCATAGCGTCGGCCCCGCATCCCTCACAAGAAGATAGCGAACACGAGTTCACTACCCAAATCTTGACGGCGCGGTGAACCCGCCCGTGGCCATCATGTTCATCTCGTCCACATAATAAATGCCGCGCTTGAACAAGTACCGATCTGGGTCGATGCAGTCCTTTAGCGCCCCCTTCAAGCCGTCCAGGCCGGTATATTCCGCGTAGGCATAGATGCTCTGCTCACAATCGCTGCTGATAAAAAACTTCGGATGGTTCATGGCGCTCACCTCTGCGGTTTCCTCATAATCAAACATATCGTTGATGACCGTGATCCCGTCCTCAATGTCGCCCCCCGGCCCGGCGTGCCATATAACACTCTCACCGATCACGTTCCCATCGGCGTCCCGCTGTTCCTCGTCCATCATAGAGATGATGCTCTGGCCCTGCTTGAGATTGGGAACCTCCGCACCCCCGCCCCTGGGGTCTATAACGCGCTCAAAGATTTCCTCATCGCCCTCCAACTTCTTGAGCAACTTCTTATAGGAGAGAATGGACATCCCCAGCGGCGTCTGCGCCGGGCCTGGCTTGCCATCCGGCTTGTCGCTTGGAAACGCCCACTCGCCGTAGGTTTTGCGATCCGGCCACTCCCGGTATAGAAAGACACGATCCAGGTCATCTATGATATACCATTTGATGAACCAGTTTTTTGTCCCGCCAGGATCACACGAACAGTAGCGTGTTCCCTTGGTGGGAACGTCCTTCGGCTTGACCACATGGACGTTCTCGTTGAATCGCGGGAACGCCTTGCCCTCCAGGCGCTCGGCCCAGCCGTAGGCGCGGATCTTAATTTCCTCGGTGGTCTTGCCGTCGAGCATCTTGACGATGTTTTCGTAACCACCAAACGGGTTCCACAAGCTGTGAAAACAGATAATGGCCGCGCTGCGACTGCGAGCCTCCAGGATATAGGGCATCTCGCCCGGCTTGCAGCCTGGAACATGGATGTTGTCCTGGTCTAGCAACTCGGCCGGGCGACTCTCGACCACGCGGGAGCCAGCCAGATATTCCTTGACCGTCATGGTATAGCCCCTGACCGGCGTGAAGGTGATGATGAGTTTTCCGCTGCGCGTCACGATGCGGTAGCGCAACGTCTTAACGAGTTCGTAGCCGATCAACTCGTCGGCCCAGATCATATCAAGTTCGCCACCCTCAAACACTTTCTCGTCCATGCTATAGTTTAGGAAGCGAGTCCTGGATGAATTTGGCAGGATGAAAACCTGGTCGGCGAATCCCGCCTTGTCCGTCCACCGGACGTTGGTCGTCTGGCCCTGCTTGCCGATGTTGCGCCATTGCGGCGGCAGATAGCGGCGCACCACCGGCTGCTGCATTTCTATGGAGGAGGGAAGTGTCGTGTGCAGACACCAGGTATTCGTATATTCATCGCAGGCCATCTTGTTGGCCACGGTGCGAGCGGCGTACTCGGTCTTGCCGCTCCTGTTACCGCCCAGGATCAGCAACTCGTCGTACTGTTCCAGGAGCCGGTCGGCGTCCGCCCACGGGTCAAGTTTGACGCCGTACTCCAGCGGATCGTCCTTGGCCAGTTGAATGACGCGCTCGCGCTTCTGGATTTCATGGAGCAGCGCCTCGCTCCCGCGCTGTTCAGCCAGCGCCAACATTTCTTCCTTGGTATATTCTGCTATGCCGGGATAAGGCGTCTGTTGGAATTCACTCATTTGATTCTACCTCGATGGCCTCCGCTTTTTTCTCGGCAAGCTCCTCCTTGAGCTTGTTTACAAAATCATTCATCTCGTCGGCTGTCGGCTCGACCCTCGCGTTGGCGTGGATCACCGTCGGCATTCCCTCGAACTTGAGCAGATGATCGGAGGCGATGCCCCAGGCAATCATAATCTTGTCCGGCGAGATTTGCCCTTTTTCCAGCGCCTCAATAAACCGATCCCCAGTCAGGCGGTGGATGTAGCGCGTTTTTTCGAGCGCACGATGGCGGTAGGAGGACAGGCGGCCGTCCGCGTCGGCGCGGCGCTCCAGCGCGGCCACCGTGTTGCGGCTCACCCGCATCAGGCGGGCGATGTCGTGGTGCGAGACTTGCGGATCGGCGATGAGATCGAGCATCAACTCAACCTTAACCTTGTCCCGTTCCAGTATCGCGCCGCTGAACTTTGAGGATTCCCTGACCTTATAGGCCGCCAGGATCGACTTGGTTTGCTCAAGCTGCTGCTCCAACGGGAACATTTCCGCTTGGGATTCTTCCAGCGGGTTCTCGCTATGCTTGGCCACCGGGGCCAGGCTTTGCTGTTTGTCTGCTATTACTGCCTCCTTACTTAAACTTCTTCTTCTTCTTGTCGCCGTAATTATACGGCGTCTCCCTGTTGGGATCGCCACCGCGCTTCTCCCAAAAACGCTTGCAACCCGCCTCAATCGACACTTTCAAGCTGCGGGACTCTCGTTCCATGGTCGCTCTGTCTTTCTGGTTCTCTCTCAACATATGGCTCGCTCGAAGGGAGTGGTTCTCTCTGCTTTACTGGCTCGCTCAATCAATATGGTTCTCACAGGTATTATGACTCGCTCTAAGGGAATGGTTCTCTCCCTGTGCGTGGCTCGCTCTGGGTTCTTGGTTCTCTCTCAACATATGGCTCGCTCTGCGATCGTGGTTCTCTCGGTGAGCGTGGCTCGCTCCAGAAGGATGGTTCTCTCTGGCATTATGGCTCGCTCGAGTGATGTGGTTCTCTCCAAGATTATGGCTCGCTCTCGGATGATGGTTCTCTCCAAGGGCTTGGCTCGTTCGTACTTCTTGGTTCTCTCAGGGTGCATGACTCGCTCGGCGATCATGGTTCTCTCAAGTGTGTTGGCTCGCTCATGCAAAATGGTTCTCTCTGATTAGCTGGCTCGCTCTATAGTGTTGGTTCTCTCAAACGTTATGGCTCGCTCTGGGATGGTGGTTCTCTCTGATTAGCTGGCTCGCTCTATAGTTGTTGGTTCTCTCAAACGTTATGGCTCGCTCTGTGATGGTGGTTCTCTCCTTGAGCTTGGCTCGTTCGGACCTCTTGGTTCTCTCCGGGTGCATGACTCGCTCGGCGATCATGGTTCTCTCAAGTGTGTTGGCTCGCTCATGCAAAATGGTTCTCTCTGATTGGATGGCTCGCTTCTGCCTTCTGGTTCTCTCAAGACCTTTGGCTCGCTCCTTATCTGTGGTTCTCTCTAATTTTCTGGCTCGCTCAGGGTTCATGGTTCTCTCTGAATATATGGCTCGCTCCTTATCTGTGGTTCTCTCTAATTTTCTGGCTCGCTCAGGGTTCTTGGTTCTCTCTCAACATTTGGCTCGCTCTGCTATCTTGGTTCTCTCGGCTGGTGTGGCTCGCTCCCTGACTCTGGTTCTCTCATCCATCGTGGCTCGCTCTACGGTCATGGTTCTCTCAACCCGAGTTGGCTCGCTCTCGTTTCATGGTTCTCTCAAATTCCTCGGCTCGCTCCTTGCTTATGGTTCTCTCGGGTGTTTTGGCTCGCTCATAGTGCGTGGTTCTCTCTGACACGTTGGCTCGCTCACCAGTCATGGTTCTCTCGTACTACTTGGCTCGCTCCGACTCATTGGTTCTCTCGGGTATTTTGGCTCGCTCAAGGGCGACGGTTCTCTCGGCAATTATGGCTCGCTCTCGATTCTTGGTTCTCTCAAAGGGCTTGGCTCGCTCAGGAATAATGGTTCTCTCTCCTTTTATGGCTTTAAGCGACCGCCACCTTATGCGCGTGTCCCAATATCCCGACGGGATAAGGCAGAGGCGGTTCTTTACCGAAATGATTCCTATAAGCCGTCTCATGCCAATGAGACAAAAACAGCTTTACCGCATAACGACTCGCCCTGGCCTTGATGTGGCCCGGTGGCAGTTTGCCTGTGGAGTAATGCTTCCACGCCTCGGTCGTTTTTTTAACTCTGGCCGCGCCCTCCTTTGCCTGGGCAGCGAACGCGCCCGCATCGTTTCTTTGATCCTCCAGCACCCTTCGACTAGCGTAGATCGCACCGTAAATATCCTTCGGGCGAGTTTGTTGCTTGATGAAGCTCTCCCCTATTTTCCAACAAAGGCATTTCAGCTTCGCGTTCCAGGGCCTCTTTGTTTTTTTCTCCCATTTACGGGTCGGATCAAGCCCTGCAAAGGCCCAGATATGACCCACCGTGGGCGCTTTCTCGATGTCGATGTGAGAAAGCAAACCGGAAGCTAACACCGGCCCTATGCCGCAAATCGAGAGCGACCATTGGCCGGTCGACTGCCCTTTTGCGTATCTGCCGAGGGCCAACTTGATCTTGCCCTCCAACTCCTTGTTCACTTCTCCAATGTACTCAAGTAGGGAGTGAGGCTCCCCGCTGTCCAACGTACTACGAACCTGGGCGTTCGCCCTGATTCGTTCGTCTTGAATCTGGTAGTATGTGTCTACCAGGAATCGCGCCTGATCCACCGACATAAACTGCGCCGATGCGATCAAGTCCTTGTTTATTCTTAACCATGTTTCTTTCATTTTTTTATTTAGTTACTAACCCGAACAAAATTCTCATGTTACATAATTATTTACTTCTTTCGGCGGCCACCATTATCCTCTGTCGCCTCCCGCTTTCGCCTGGGCGTTTTTCGCCCGTGTAGTTAATCAGCCCCTTTGTGTGGAGCGCCTTGTACCTGGCGGTGATGCTGCTGTAGGAGAAGCCGGGGAACTCGCCCCTCACCTCGTCGCTGATGCAGGGTTGAATTTTCGTAATGACGCCCAGCACCATTCCCTCCAGGCGCGTGGGATCGATGGATTGAGCCGCCTCGATTGAAGTATCCGGCCCCTCGGCCCGGTGCAGATGCTTTACCGGCGTCTCAAAATCAAACTCTAGCCATTCCCTATCCATCATCAATCAAACCAATCGGTGAACCTGTCCTTCTTGAGTAAGTCCTCTGGGTTCCTCTCCGCCCTTATCTTGGCCACCTCAATCTGCGCGGCGCTGAACAAATAGGCCGTCTCGTTTTTCCCATCCGAATCTTCTAGGATCGTGAAAACATATTCCTTGTTCGCGCCAAAGACGCGCCCCCTGTTTTCAACCTTGAACAGTCGTCCGTTTTTTACTTTCCTAATCTTGGGAACCAGGAGGCCGTCGCGCCTAGCTAGACCTGTGTTTGCCCAACCTCTTCTTCTTTTAGGCCATCTCATTTTTTTTCTTTCTGTTTTTTGGCGGAGGTGGAATTTCCGCCCAAAAGTCAACGTCCTTAACATTGATGTAGCTCGGCTCTTGATCTACGCCGTTGTTGAAGATCATAAACAGGTCGAGGCAAAGTGAACCAACCCACACCAGGATCGAATCCGTATTATCCTCTTGAAGAATTTCCATGATGAATACTTCCTTGTGTTTCTCTGGCAACCGCTCACTCGTTGGTATCCATTTCCACTCGGCGTTTTTTTCGGTCATATTTTGCCCCAATCACCGTCTTTTATGATTTGTTCCTCCTCGTCCTGCGCTTCCTTGTTTTCAAAGTCATCGGACACAAAGGTCGCGCACCATCTCTCGAAGTCGAAATGAACGACGCCGGTTGGGCCGCTGCGCTGCTTGGCGATAATCAAATCGGTTTTTTTGGTGTAATATTCCTTCGACCCTGGGCGCGGCGGGTTCGGGTCTTTCTCCTTGCTCACAATCTCATGGAGTAGCCCGACAAAATCGGCGTCCTGCTCGATCTGGCCGGATTCGCGGAGATCGGCGAGGTTCGGCGCGTCGTACTTGCTCTTGGCCGAGTTGCGGTTGAGTTGAGCCAGCGCAAGCACCGGCACGTCCAACTCCTTGGCCATCGCCTTGAGTCCCTTGCTGATGTCGGCCACCTCGTCCTGGCGACTGAAGTAGCGTTTTTTATCCAGGCCAGTTGAGAGTTGAAGGTAGTCCACCACGATCAACTCTATCCCGTGAAGCAGTTTCACCTGGCGGGCCTTGCTCCGCACTTGCTCGATCCCCAGGCCGGGCCGCTCGTCCACCCAGAGTGGGATGCCCTCAAGCTCCTTCGCCTTCGCTAACAAATTGGGGATGTCCTTGTCATCGACGTAGCCGGTGCGAAACTTAACCATGTTGGATTTGGTCTGACTGAACAGCACGCGGCTGCCCAGTTCGCGGGCGCTCATTTCCATGCTGAACACCATGACCGGCGAGGGCGGGTTCCTTATGACTTGGTTCACGGCAATGTTCATCCCTATCACCGTCTTGCCGGAGCCAGGCCGCCCTCCAATCACGATCAGATCGCCCCCGACCAGGCCGCCCATTTTTCTGTCCAGAAACTTATAGCCTGTGGGCAAGCCTAGTAACTGCGTCTCGCCCCGGCTATAGGCGTTGACCAAATTCAAGGTTGGCTCGAACTCGGTTGGGAGGCGGATCAGCTTGCTCGATGTCTCGGCGTTTATCGCCATGAGTTGACCCTCGGCTTCTTCGAGCAGCCGTTTCGTTTTGCCACTTTGTGACCCCAATTTTTCGTACAGTTCGGTCAAAAACCTACCCGCTTTGCGGCGCAACATCGCGTCCCTGGCCGCCGTGAAATAATACGGCATATTTTCGGCGCTCGGCACGCTATCCTGCAGGACGGTCAATAACCCAATCCAGCCTTCGGGCGGAGTGTCTCCGTATTCGCCCTTCTTGAGCAGCATCGACAGTTTCAATAAATCCGGCTCTTTGCCGTCGGAAATCACATCGACCAACGCCATCCAAACGGCCCTGTGGTGGGGGTGAGAGAACACCTCCACCGCTTCCGGGCCTAATTCATCGAAGATTTCTGACACCTTCGTTACGCAATCCAAAAGGCAACATCCCAGGAGGCCGCGCTCGGCTTCCTCGTCCACAACGGTTTCCAGTATTACTTTTCCATTCATTTTATTAGGTTTTCAAGTTGAGCATCCAATTTTTTCCTTTTATCGAGCAAACTCCACCAATCAGCACGCTCTGATGAGTCCTCATCCGCTTCTGGCGTTGCGCCGGGATCGCCAGGGTGGTTTTGCATACGCCTCCAAATATGTTTTTGGAGTGACTCAATAGGATAAACGTCCTTGCTAGAAAGTGTGTCCGGCTCCGTTATATTTCCGTTATTACTGTTTTCTTTATAGGGGCCTGCCAACTTGGCAGGATTAACTGCCAACTTTGTTACCAACTTGGCAGGATTAACTGCCAACTTTGTTACCAACTTGGCAGCTATTTGGAACTTGTTAACATCGTCCTGGATCAGAAGCCCCTGTTCCACCAAACATCTAATTTTTCTAAATAGTGTACGCTCTGAAAGCCCGGTCATTTGCATGAGAGTGTGGCGTTCGGCCCAAACTTTGCCCGTTGTGGTAAGGAAACACATGGCAACCAGGAGCAACTTGGCGCTTGGGTCGCTTTTCCAAACATCTTCGCCGTCCTTCTTTGGAACCTTTGATTTAACAGGCTGATAGAACGCTAGTTTTACGAGTTGTAGGCTCATGCTGTAGCCAGTACGGTCGTATTTGTAAGCCCTTGGATAATCTGAACTCCCAGAGCCGTCCGCGAGCGTCCACAAGGAAAACTTTGATGCGGCCGCCCTGACGCATCTCCGCCCAATACCAACGCTGCCGCTTTCGCGGGTGATCGATTAGGCGCTGTAACCGCCTTCGTTGTATCCTTGTCCACTCTACCTTCACCATTTGCCACGCCAGCGCGGCAGCGGCCGGGTAAGCACCCAAACACCGCCATCTCGTCGCGCAGGAAACGTCATCGGTTCCCCCCGATGATCGTTTGACGTGAAATTGATACTGGAACGCACCCTCACCATGACAAGCTCTCCGCTCATGCGCTTTGCCTGGATGATTCGCCGGTTTAGGAAGCCGCCTCTGATAAAGGTCAAGGTTTCCTCGCTATGCCCATTTGTTGCCGCCACAGGCGATTTTTTTTCGTCGGGAGGGATCACGACCCCCACCAACTTAATCAATCGTTCAGCGCCGATTTTTGTGTACACGATCACACGCCCCGCTTTACTCCAATCCTCACCTCTTGTGAGGGATCGCTTGCGATGGCCCGCAACCGAATCGCGGCTGATTCCCAGCCGCTTTGCTAACTCCGATTCTGGTATATCTACTTCACTCATCAAAAGGAAAAGCGAGGCGCAGCCCCTGTTGATGGGACTATGAACACACGATCATTCCATTAGTTACGAAACCTCCTTGTGGGTCTGCGCCTCGCACAAATTTTAGAAATTTTTTTAAGGGAAAGGGGAGGCGATCAAATAGCCGGAGAAAGCTAAAACAACCGGCTCGGCGCATCTTAATAGCGCTCTGTACCTCATCCCTTACTTTACTCAACCAAACTACCCGCCAGGAAACCACGCCTGGCGGGAATGCTATAACCCTATTTATGATATTTCCTGTGAGTTGTAACCCATAAAGGAGCGACCATGCTCGCGTCAAACTAGTCCCCCCCCCCCGCCTCAAACTACAAGCGGCCCGATCCGGCCCCGATCCGGCCGCCTGGCCAGGCCGATCGGCGTGATGTAACCGTGATGCCGGGGCGCATATCGGCCAATTCATTGAGCAAACCCGCCCAAAGCGGCCGCCTTCCCAAGCCAGCGCCCAATCCCTTTTGGTATTAAGCTCCGGCGCCGGAACCGATACCGCCGGCCGGATCTGCGCCGCGTGCCTGGTCAATGTTGTTTTTAATGGCTCCATCTTATGCGGCGGCCAGGTCGAGCGCCTCCGGCCGGCGGGTTGGATCGGCCCGCCTGGCTTTAAGCCAAGCCCGGATCGATGAGGCGGAGACGTGGCTGACGCCCCGATCGAGCCGATAGCCTTCAAGGTCGCCGCGCCGGATTAACTCCCGGACATGACGCGGCGTGACGTCCAGATCGGCGGCCGCCTCCGATATTCGGAGCAACAAGCGGCGGCGCTTTGGCATTGCGTTCGGCATTGCGAAGAGCATCCACTTGGCAGAGTCTCCGGCAAGGCAAAAATATTCACCATAAGCCCAACCAGGACCAAAAAACGAAAAAAGCACCGCCAATACGCCTCCGGGGGAGGCAAAAAAAAACGGAAAAAAAGCGCCGAAAGGCATTGCATTGCCCAAGCCGCTTGGGCTTTATTGGCCCGGCCGGGCAATGCGCCCGGTCGAAAACATAAAACGAAAACATGAAAGCAAATACAAAACTGCACACATACGCGGGGCGCCTATGGCTGACCCTTGACGGCCGGGCCATCGGGTTTACCGAGGCGCGGCAACGAATCACGCAGGGCGATCCGCTGACGCCGATCCTCCGCGACTACCTGAACACCGAGCGACGCCGGGCGCGATATGCGCTCGCAACGGAACACAAAATAACGACGAGCCTGCAACGCTACTTCGCAGACGTAACGGAGGGCGCAGCATGAGCGCCACCACCGTCGGGCGCTTCAAGTACGAAGGCGGGCAGATCAGCGGCCCGGCCGAATATATGAACGGCGCGGGAGACGTTAAACTTGAAAAAATACTGAGCGGCAATGACCTTGCATATAATACGATGATCGTCGCTTCGCCTGGTACTGATCCCGTGACAATGATCCTCACGGCATTGCAAACCGACTTCGCCGGCTGGCTTGGGCAGCGCGAATTGATAGCCGGATTGGAGGGCGTGAAATGAACCACCGAATCGCAAAAAAAATTCTTAAAAATATAATACACTCCCAACCGCTGAAATATTCCGCGCATCAAATTGATACGGCCGAAAGGCGGCGGAGCAAGCACACTCGCTGCGTTGTGACGCGGCGCGACGTGCGCCCGGAATGTGAGAGCTGCGGCACGTTCATCGATGAGCCTGGCCTTTGCCTGAACTGCACCCGGCCGGAGGACGTAGCGGCCGGGGCATACTTCGCCGAACCCGAACACGATCCACGCGAAGGGGGCGAATGATTACCCACGAACCCCTTGACCTTGAAATGGAAATCACGCAAGACGGGTTGTCCTTTGTAATTAAGGCAAACGGATCAACTTGGCTGCTCGACAAGGAACAATCCGGCAAGTGGTCACTTCGGCGAATAGGGGCTGGATTTGAAACCACTTTTAGCACCCGCAAGCCAAAGAAGTTTGCTTTATTAAAAGCTATCGACCTTGTGCTTGGTCACTTGGCTGATGACCACCTGATGGCGGAGGTGGTGGCATGATCATATACAGCGTCAGACAATCCAATTCAGATGACAGTTTACACCATTCAAGTCTAGCCGAAGCGATTAAGGACGCGACCTATCGGTTCACCTGCGACGATTGGTGTTCCACCACGGTGACGAGGATTGATTTAGGGAAGGTGAACAAAGCCCAGATCCTGCGATTAGCGAACGGTCGACACTTCGCCTATTCTCAAGTCACGGTTTGGGAAGACGGGAAGAAAATAACAGCTATCGGCAACGCGCCACACCCACCCACGCCAGGTGGATCGGAGGTCAGGCAATGAACGCGCCCACCTATTGGCGAACGAACGCGCTGCCCCAAGCCGATCGGCTGACGTCCGCGCTTAATGCGTTGCGGAGCATCGCCAATTCCGTCGCAGAAGGTCGATCCAGCGCCCCACAGTTAGGGGGGCAATGGAAACACGAGACACGGTTGGTGGTGCGCGAGCAAGGCGCGCCACGGCTCCGGGAATCCGGGGCCGCGATCCTGGCCGATTGGAGCGATAGCTCCGACCCGCCGGAAATCTCTACCAACCTCGACGGCTGGCACGGCGTGATTAAGTGCCAAGGCTTTCGGATCGTTTTGACTGACGCGGCCGACGGCGGCGCGGCGCTTGGTTTATATCTAGGCGGCGCGTTGGACGATCCGCTTGGCGATCCTATCACCTTTGACGAAATAACTCCCAAATTCACCGACTGAGGCCCGCACAGCGCCCGCGTGACGGCGGGCGCTGATCGGGCTTGCAGCCCACAA